TCAAAAATTGACTGAGGCTCAACGCGCAGCAAAGGCTGATGCTGACTTCTTAAGAATGTTGCAACCACCAGAAGCTGCGGCTGCTGCGCCTGCACCAATGCAACCATTGACTGGCGAGGCAGTGCCACCAATTGAGAGATTTATGTCGGAGACAGTGCCAGCAGCGCCAACAGCGCCTGCACCAATGACGACCAATGCTTTGGCCAACTTGAGTCCACAGCAACGCGCCTTGATTGGCGGTCTTGGCCGCGAGAAAGGCACTCAGTATTTGCTTGAAGCTATGAAGCCAGAAGCAACGCCAGAAAACATCAAAACATTGAGAGCATTGGGTTTGCCAGTAACTTTAGAAGGCTTGCGTCAACTTGACAAACCAGAGCCATCACCAGCTGAGTCAAGATTGCTAAGAGAAGCCGGAGTGCCTGTGACTCTTGAAAACATCATGCAGCTCAGAAGGTCTGGTGCAACCAATGTCAATGTCAAAGTACCAGTAGACATGACTAGTGGACAAAAGGGCTTTGAGAATGAAATGAGTCTTAGTAAGGCATTTAAATCCGAGCCAATTTATAAAGACTTCAGCGATATGCAGGCCGCATTTGGTCAGGTGGTTTCATCATTGAGCGCAGGCACACCAATTGGTGATGTTGCTGGTGCTACCAAGATTATGAAATTGCTAGACCCAGGCTCTGTGGTGCGCGAGTCTGAATTGGCAATTGCCATGGCTGCCTCTGGCCGCATGGACAGATTGCAGAACTATTTCAACAACATGATGTCTGGCCAAAAACTCACACCCACACAGCGGGATGACTTTAAGGCTTTGGCCAACGAACTGTATGCAGCTGCTGGGCAGGCATACAACCAAAAGCGCGGTGAATATGAGGGATTTGGTCAGGCTTATGGTTTTAAAAACCTTAATACAGCTCTTGGCGCTCCAGCAAAAATCCCATCATTGATGCGCAATGCGCCTGGTGCAGGCGGTGGCGCAACGCCATCCACAGGCGGCGGTGGTACAACAAGACCATCCCTTGGTAACATCTTTGGAATACCAGGAGGCTGATCATGGATGGCATTAAAGAGAAAATCAAAGAAGCTCAAAAAGCTGGCTACAAGGATGACGAGATTGTCCAATTCTTGGCCCAGATGCCAACTGTTGGACCACAAATCACTACTGCGCTTGAGAGCCAATATAAGCCAAGCGAAATCCTAAAATTTTTGGGCCAGTCTCCGGCCTACCGAGAAGGCACAGAACTGCCAACTGCAATGCGCGGTTTTGTCAGCGCCATGCAAGGCCCAACATTCAACGCATTCCCCAAAATTGTGGGCGCGGTCGGCGCTCCATTTGCAGCCATCGAGCAAGGCATTCCATTAAGTGAAGCCTACGCACAAGGCCGCGACATCATGCGCGGTGCTGCTGAGTCCTATGAGCAAGAAGCGCCATTCAAAGCGGCTGGTGGCCAGATGGTGGCCAGCTTGCCAATGGTCCTTGGCGGCCTGCCAAGCACTGTCGCGAGAAATGTTGGTGGAGCTGCACTGCCTGCAATCGGGAAGGTGGCGCCAAGTGTTGCGCCATCAATTCAAGCAGCAGGCAGATACATGACTGCTGCGCCTGGTGCTGGTCAAGTCATGGGTTTAGGCCAGCGCATGGCCCAAGCTGGTGGCTCTGGTGCTGGCTATGGATTTGTCAGCGGCCTTGGTGGCTCATACGAAGATGACGCATTGGATGTGCTGAAAGAGGCTGGCAAAAGCGCATTGGTCGGTGGCAGCCTTGGTGTTACCACTCAGCCGGTAATGAGCATGGTTGGCGCTGGTGGTCGTCAGGTCATGGCGCGCATGTCTCCCACATCTGCTGGAACTTATGCCCAGCAAAAAGTTGGTGAGGCTTTGATTCGTGATGTGCCAGAGCCATTGACAGGGGCAAACGCATTGACCAGAGCGCAGGCCAGACTTTTAAAGTTAGGCCCAGAGGCTCGCATTGCTGATGTGGGTGGGGCATCAACACGCAATTTGCTCGATGTGCAGGCCACATTGCCTGGCACAACGGCAGCTGCTACAGAGCGCGCCATTCGTGAGCGCCAAGTTGGCCGTGCCGGTCGGTTGATGACTGGCGCTGACGAAACACTTGGAACTAGTGGCGCTCAGTTTTTACAGACTTTGGACAATTTCAGCGCTCAAAGGTTTGCTGAATCACGCCCCTACTATGCAGCCATCGATAAAGCGGTTTTGCAAGTTGACAATTCTTTAACTGATGTATTTAATAAATCTAAAGGTGTTCAAGGCGCTTCTGAATTGTTATTTCAGACCAAGACTGGTCAGACAATTGATTTGTCCAAGCTCAAGTATGGTGAGCAAGTGCCAATGAATGTCTTAGATACATTGAAGCAATCTTTATATGACGCATCAAAAGAATTAAGAAAAGCCGGACAAAATTCACAAGCCAATGCATACGATGATGTGCGTGAGAAATTAGTTGGGGTGCTTGAGTCCAAGTCACCCAAGGTGGGTGGCCAGTCTGCATATACCTTGGCCATGAAGACATGGGCTGGACCATCCCAAATGATAGATGCTGCTGAAATTGGTAAGAGTGTGATGAAGGGCGACATTCTGGACATTCAGCAAGCCACAAGGGGAATGAGTCCATCAGAGATTGACGCATTCAGAATTGGCGTGTTGCAAGGTTTGCGTGAAAAGACCGGCACAGAGGCTGGCCAAACATCATTGCTCAAGTTTTACAAAGAGCCTGCAACTCAAGCCAGATTGAAGGCTGCATTTGGAAATGATTACAAGGCATACACAGCAACTGTGCTGAAAGAAGAGCAACTTAAGAAATTGGAGTCGGCTGGCCGTGGATCGCAAACTGCCGCCAGATTGGCTGGGCAGGCTGATCTTGATGTCGCACCATTGGCTCAGACAGCTGGCGCGGTATCCTCTGGAAGCCCAATGGCTATTGTCACGGCTGCCACCAATATGGCTCGTCAGACTCAAACCCCAGAGGCGGTGCGAAATGAGATTGGCCGCATCTTGCTCTCGCGTGATCCACAGCAATTGACCCAACTGGCTGAGATTGTTAGGAGAATGAACGAATCTCGCGCAAGAGCTGCTGGTATTGCAGGCCGTGGCTCTGGCCAGATTGGTGGAATGTTGCCCGACTATGTCGCACCATAACTAAGACCCAAAAAAAGCAGCCACAAGAGGGTCGCGTTTGACGACCCGTCTTTTCTGGCGGCGTCTGGCCAAGCTGAAGTCTTTGTCATCAGCGCTCATTTTCTCGCGGTGTTTTCTGATGCGCTCGATGCCTGGCACTGGACCAGGCGCAATTGCATCTTCACCCTCACCCCATGACCACAAGGGCCGCCACTGGCCATTGGCGCTCACTCTGGTGTAGCCAGAGATGTGGACCAGCTCATGGCGGTGCATGTCAAACAGGATTCTGGCTGCGCTTCTGCGCACACAAAAGCACATCTTGGCCAAATCAAGGTCAGACAGATTGCCTTTTTTCTGCAAGGCCGCCTCAATAGCGGGGCTTACACGGGGTTTATTTCCTCTAGGCATCACTGGCCTCCATTCGAGCTTTTAAGCGCTCCAGCATGGCCCTGACCACGAATGCGCGGCTTTTAACTTCATCTGGCATTGCGTGGCCAAAGACTTCTGGTGAGAGTAAGTCTTTGACCAGGTCGAGGCAAGCATCAAGGGCCAGTGGTAATTCTTTCTGAGAATTCATAAACTGCTCATTCGGCACATGGTAGTGGCTGGCGGGTTTCATTGAAGTTGATCCTTAATTCTTTGTCCAAGCCATGCCACAACTGGCACGGCCCAACTGTTGCCAAGCGCTTTATACCTTGGACCATCTGGCGACTCAGCTGCCTTACGCCATGGGATGTTGGTGTAATTATCGGGAAAGCCTTGCAGGCGCTCGCACTCAACTGGCGTTAGGCGGCGAACACGATCCTGTGTCGGGCAAAAGAATGTCTCGCTGCCGCCACCGAGAACGCCGCCACTTGCTTTTATTGTTCCGCTTTGCCCATGCACATATTGGCCAAAAGAGCCCTCTCGAAAATATGCGGGAGTTGTTTGTTTCTCCTCTTGGCTCTTGCAATGATCCCTGCGCAAGCCCTCGAACTCAAAAAGAACCTCTGTGGGATTGATGTCGTCTCTAGCACTTGCAACAACGAACACACGGCGGCGGCGTTGGGCCACTCCGAAATATTGGGCATCGAGGACTCGCCACGCGACTGTTCTTTGGGGGCCAAACACACAACCAGCGTTTGACCATCTCTCCCCTGGCGCTGTGATCGGCTCACTTTCACCGGCAAGCGCTCCAAGAAAGCAGCCGAAGGCATTGTCTTTGGTGTTGAGGACTCCTGGCACGTTTTCCCAGAAGACGATTGCTGGAGAATCTCCTCGAAGAGATCGAACATGGTCAATTGCATTTGCTATCCCTACAAAGGTGAGTGAAAGATTGCCTCTGGCGTCATCCAGAGAATTACGAAGGCCAGCCACAGAAAAGGCTTGGCATGGAGTGCCGCCGCAGAACAAGTCTGGAGCTTCAACTTGGCCAGACAGAATCTTCTCTGGCAAGAGTGACATGTCACCGTGGTTTGGGACATCAGGGTAATGGTGCTTTAAAACTGCACAAGGGAATGGCTCAATCTCAGACAGCCATGCGGCAGTCCATCCAAGGGGATGCCAAGCCACAGAGGCTGCTTCAATACCAGAGCAAACAGAGCCGAATTTCATGGCGTGTTTTCCTTATATTTTTCTAGTGCAGAAATCTCGATGTGGTCCACCAGGCTTTGCAGCAGCATGTGGGCAATATCCACATCAGTGCCAGCGATGTATGCGTTATTGAGGGTCATGGACTCTTCAAAGTCAGGCTCATAGGGCGCACCATGGGAATCGGTCGAGCCTTTTTCGGCTGGGCTGTATTCCAAGAAGCAGACCAGATCGACACCCTCAATGTCGCAATCAAACTGGTACAAGTCTCTGGGGCAAGATGGTGTGGGTTTCATTTTCTCTCCTGTAATGAAATGGGCATGTACACACATGCTTTACTTTTTGAATTAACCACCACCACCCCCGAATCCTTATGCCGCTTGCAATTCATGCACTTGGCATCAGGCTTTTGGGGTTGGCAGCCTAAGTAGTTCAAGAAGACCACCATGCCACCAGCAAGCAGGCCAAGCCAACGCCAATGGCCAAGGCAGTCAAATAATCAAGGAGGGTTTCGGTTGAGGGTTTCATCGGTTTCTTTCGTTTGATGGGGCCGAAGCCCCGTGGGTTAATTAAGCTGCGGCTTGTTGAGCAATTTTGCTTTGTGCAAAAGAAAAACACATTTCATGGAGTTTGGAGTTTTTGCGAATTTTGCGGAAGTTTGAGTTTTCATAAACTTCATTTTTTGTAGTGCTGTAGTTATCAACAAATACGCAATATTCAACATTGTTTTTTTCAACAATAACAGCCGTGTGGCCACAGGCTTGATCGATGCTAATAAGTTTCATTTCGTTTACCTCGTTTTGTGTTGGTGTAACGAATTATGACAGAAAACATTTATCTGTAAAGAATTATTTTTTGCCTGTTGTTTTTATACATATACCGCAATTAGAATGCGCCCATGGAATCAATTCACACTATCAGGGCAAGGGCCAAGGCTCACAAGATCACCATGGCTGCGGTGTGCGAGGCCGCTGGCATCCAGCAGTCCCAAGTCAGCCGGTGGCTGTCTGGAACTGTGGAGCCTTTGTGGACATCAGTCAATCAATTGAACATTGCGCTCAATAAGCTGATCGAGGACAGATCACCAGTCATTGTCGACTGATTCGGCAGCTGGCGCCTTGCCGGCCACCACGCCAAAGTCACTGGCAGCACTTGGCTTTGCACCACCAAGCGACTCACCCTTGGCCAGCAGCATGATGTTGTTCAAACCATACGACACACCCTTGTTGCCAGCCTGGTCATAGGCATAAGCATTCAAGCTCACACGGCCATAGTCGCCAGAGACAATGTCTTGGCTGCCAATGATGTCGTGGCCATGCATGTCCACAGCGCCAGGCTTGGTGGTTGACTTGGTGTTGAAAAAGTAGTGACCCGCATACTCTGGGCCGAGTGGTGAGCCATCAGACTTGGTTTCGGTATCGCCATCACGCAAGGGATTGCGCACAGTCTTTGGAATCTTGTCCCCGAACTTGGCGGTCAATGCGGCCTT